ACAAAGCAGCAGCCAAAGTTCTAACAGACCAAAAGTATACTGCTGAAGAGTGTAGATTAGAATTGGATAGGGAAATAGAGATACTCAGAGCAAAGCTGGAACTCGATCTCAAAATAAGCGAGATTAAGCTTAGTTCCGCAAATGATAAATATACAAATCTTCTCAAGATAAAAGACGAGGAGAATAAGCGGCTGCAAGAATTGGCCCTTGAGAGACCAAACGACTATACGCATTGGTGGTTTGTCGGAGGAACAATCGGGGGAATAATCTTGACAATTGGAGTCTTTGCAATCGCGGCGGAGATCACAAACTAATGGCAATTGGAAATTACAGCCATGCTAGGTTAATGGCCTTAATTAGACAACAGCACGACACAGCAAAGCATGAGCAGTCGGCAGATGCCGGAGGCTCAAACACACATATTCAATATAACAGAGGCGGCTCCCTTGGGGGGATATCCACATTCACTTTCGACGGCGACCACATGAAGGTAGCTGATGATACCAAGATTATATTTGGCACAAATAGTGACGCACACATAGAATATAATGAAAATGGTGATGATTTTTTAGTGATATCCGGATCAGCAGACGGAATTGTTTTATCTGGCTCAACAATACAAATCGCGGGTACCTTAGAGGGGGCATCCCCACTAAAGATTGGCGGCGAGGTTCAATTTGTTTCATCTGGAGGCAGCGCTTTTAACTTTGGCCCAAACAACGAATCTAAGATATTTTTTCAATCATCTCCGTCCAATGCGCTTGTAATATCGGGATCTTCAGAGGACGGAGGTCTGACTCTTTCTGGCTCTGCTGTAAATATAGAGAAATATTTGGGAGTTGGTGTTGGGGAAGGTAACGTAACTCACGGTATAACACTCCCAGACAGCAGTACGGCCGCAGGCCAAGTTAAGGCTAATTCGTTTGTCTCTTATTCTTCGATAAGATTCAAGAAGAACGTAGAGCCACTAGAATCAGCCGTCAGCACCCTAAGTAAATTGCAGGGAGTTTCTTATAATTGGAAAGATACTGGCAAAAAAGACTATGGATTCATAGCAGAGGAGGTCGGAAAAGTCTTGCCCGACATTGTTGAGTGGAGCGCTGATCCCAAGTACGCAAACAGTATAGACTATATCAGAATCATCTCATTTCTGGTTGAGGCTGTAAAAGAACAGCAAAAGAAAATTGATATTTTGGCTAAAAAAATAGATAAATTAGATGTATAATAGGTTACGATGAAGAAGCGAGATTTAAATTACATAGCGAAGCTGGAGCAGGCCATATCGAAGAAATATGGCGAAGATACAATCAAAAACCCGAAAGCCAACTGGACAAAAGAGAAAGAGTTGGATTATTTAAAACAAATTAAGCAGGATTCAAAACAAAGGGCCAAAATCCGTGAATATGCTGAAAAGATTAACAAAGATGGTTTTTTAGTTTCAAAAAAACTACTTATTAAAGACGAAGATAGAGTCTGTCCATCATGCTTTGAATACTCTTTTGATTTGAAGGATGATTTATACATGAATAAATACGATTGCTGCTGGAAATGCTACCTACTTTTCGTTGAAGGCAGAGAAGATCGTTGGATGAATTTGACTGAAAGAGTAGAATTTTTAGGAAACTTTTATAAGGGGAAAGATAATGGCTAACATTTTAGACGTTGTACAAACAATTCAAAATATCGTATCCACAAAAGGATATGACGGAGCGCTAGACGAGGACGGAAACCCGGTCAAGATCGGGCTTAAGAGGGAGGTCGATAATACCATAACAGACAGTCGATTGGTCGACGGTTTTGGCGTTAGGTTCCAAGGGGATAAACTGATTCTCAGTTATTCTTCGGAATGCTCGATTAAGCAGGTTCAAAAGTCAAACTTTCAGGATATGGTTGAGCAAAATATAGCCGATATCATTTCCTTTATTCAGAAGGAATACCGATCTGCGGCCGGCAAAAATCTACGCTTGACAAAAGAAGGAGAATCAGATATTTTGGTTCAAAAGATGTCTAATTTCCGAACTTGGTTTCAAAGTTCTTGTGTTTACAAAATCGGCGGAGTTGATGCTGTCGACGTTCTAGAGGGCTCAAAGCCCACCTCCGACATTAACGAAAATATCAAAAGATGGATTAAAACATCAAAGAATTCTAAAAATGTGCTATAAATATGTCGTTTACCTTGACCAAAAAACAAATTTTAGCAGAGATTGTTAAATGCGGCAAGGACCCGGACTATTTCATTAATAGTTACGCAAGAATTTCTCACCCAATCAAGGGCTTAGTTCCCTTCAACACTTATGACTTCCAAACACAACTACTAAGCGACTTCAACGACTACAGATTCAACATAATCTTGAAGGCGAGACAGTTAGGTATATCCACCATCACCGCTGCTTATGTTTCTTGGATGATGCTTTTTCATCGTGACAAGAATATCTTGGTCATGGCCACGAAATTCCAAACAGCAGCAAACTTGGTAAAGAAAGTCAAGGCAATTATCAAAAACCTGCCAGATTGGATGCAGATTGCGTCAATTTCTATTGATAACAGAACTTCTTTCGAGTTATCAAATGGCTCACAGATCAAAGCTTCTACAACTTCAGGCGATGCAGGTCGTTCAGAAGCACTTTCTTTGCTTGTTATTGACGAGGCTGCACACGTAGAAGGCCTTGATGAGCTTTGGACAGGTCTGTATCCTACTTTGTCAACTGGAGGCCGCTGTATCGCCCTATCTACCCCAAATGGTGTAGGTAATTGGTTCCACCAAACGTATGTTGATGCGGAGGCAGACGTAAACGACTTTCATCCAACGGTTTTGCCTTGGGATGTACATCCGGATAGAGATTTAGAGTGGTTTGAGGAAGAGACCAAAAATATGTCCCGCAGACAAGTTGCACAAGAGTATGAATGCAACTTCAACATGTCTGGAGAAACCGTTATTCACCCAGAAGACATGGAAAAAATCAAAGCAAACTTGAAAGATCCAAAATACAAGACAGGTTTCGACAGGAACTTTTGGATTTGGGAAGAGTTCCAACCCGATGCATCATATTTGCTTGTTGCCGATGTTTCAAGGGGAGACGACAAGGACAGTTCTGTCTTCCACATATTCAAACTAGAGACAATGGAGATAGTTGCGGAGTACAAATCAAAAATAACACCTGATCTCTTTGCAAATATGCTGAATGAAGTGGGAAAAGAATTTGGAAACTGCCTTTTGGTTGTGGAAAACAACTCCGTTGGATATGCTGTGTTGGAAAAACTTCGTGATCTTGGCTATCCAAACCTTTACTTCTCAATTAAGTCAACTCATGAATACGTTGAGCAATATTTGGGAGAAGTTCAATCAAACGCGGTAGCAGGATTTTCTACCACTTCTAAAACGCGCCCATTGATTGTTGCAAAAATGGAAGAATTCATTAGAAATAAACTAGTTACAATATATTCTTCTAGACTATTTAATGAACTAGAGACTTTTGTTTGGCATAATGGCCGGCCACAGGCAATGAGAATGTATAATGATGATTTGGTCATGGCCTTAGCTATTGGTTGTTGGGTTAGAGATACGGCTTTACAAACTAACCAAAGAGATGTAGAATATTCAAAAGCATTTTTGAACACTATGACTAGGACAAAAACGGAATTAAACACGACTATCCCGGGACAAGCGGGATATAAGCCTGTTGCAACGACCGACAAAATAAATAAGCAAAGAGAATTTCTTTGGGTACTTAAAGGATAAACATCGATGGCCTCAAACACCAACAAAAAGAACGTAAGAAATCCGGAATCTCCACTTTTTAGAAGATTGACCAAACTTTTTTCTGGCCCAATAGTAAACTACAGGGCCCAAGCGGTTAATCAAAATAGACGCAGGGAATTGGATAAATTCTCTTCCAAATTCCAATCTGCTTCTGGAAAACAGTTCAAAAGATCCGGATATAACCCCTTTTCAGACCTATCAGCCAATGTTTATATCAATCAAACTAGAATGCAGAGATATATGGACTTTGATCAAATGGAATATGAGCCAATCATAGCCTCTGCACTGGATATTTATGCAGACGAGATGACGACCTCCTCCCAAATGCGCCCACTGCTTAATATTCACTGTCCAAATGAAGAGATAAAAATCATCTTAAATTCTTTATATCACAACGTGTTAAACATAGAGCACAACATGTTTAATTGGTGCAGGACATTGTGTAAGTATGGGGATTACTTTTTATATCTCGAAATAGACGATAAAGTAGGCATTGAAAACGTAATCAGTCTCCCGCTTCAGGAAATAGAAAGATTGGAAGGTGAAGACAAAACTAACCCGAATTACCTCCAATATCAGTGGAACTCCGCTGGCCTTACTTTTGAGAATTGGCAAATTGCTCATTTTAGGGTCTTGGGAAATGATAAATATGCACCTTATGGAACTTCCGTTCTGGACCCATGCAGAAGGATCTTCAGACAGCTAACATTGCTGGAAGACGCGATGATGGCATACAGAATTGTCAGATCCCCCGAAAGAAGGGTCTTCTATGTCGATGTTGGAAACTTGGCCTCGGAAGATATTGAACAATACATGCAAAAGGTCATGACTTCAATGAAGAGAAATCAAGTTGTGGACGCAGATACTGGCAGGGTCGATCTTAGATACAACCCAATGTCTGTTGATGAGGACTATTTCATCCCCACTCGCGGCGGACAGTCTACTCGCGTCGAAAGTCTGCCCGGAGGTACATATACTGGAGATATTGACGACGTAAAGTACTTAAAAGACAAGCTTTTTGCCGCCTTGAAAGTACCACAGTCCTACTTGTTCAGGGGTGAAGGGGGAACTGAGGACAAGACCACTTTGGCCCAAAAAGATATTCGATTTGCGAGAACAATCCAAAGACTTCAAAGAGTTATCATTGCCGAGCTTACAAAAATCGGCATTATTCATCTTTATACTTTGGGTTTCCGCGGCGACGATTTGCTTGGGTT